TAATAAATGTGGCATGTACTGCTTCTGCGTATGTACTAATACCTGTGGCTTTTTGTCCCTCGGGACTACGTGCTACCCATGCCGGGACATCTAAACACATACCATAGTCCATAATACCGTCCATCCAAGATAATACTTGGCTACGTTTTTTCATTGCCTTGGGACAATTGGGATCTTTCCAATCACCTTCCCACTTACCTTTACCAATTTGGAATCCACCTGAATCACCTAATACGAACGTATTGGCTCGATCTCTGTTTCGAACCATGTCTTCATTCCAGTCTTGCTTATTAAGATCCAAGTTAGCATGTCCGGCGGAATACAGTGACCATTTATAAGGAAACAATGCTTTCTGATGATTTAACCAATTTAACATTTCCATATCAGGAATTCCTGTTGGCATTCGAGCAGGATCTACATAATTACTACCGCGTTGTTTTCCAATAAAAGTAGCATAAAATCCGCTGAGTGCCGGCAGAAACAATGCATAATCGGATTGTTTATTTGTTAAATTATCTTGAAGTATTTCAGTCATTTATTCTTCTTTTTTACAGTTATCCACATAAAATAATATGGATCAAACGCCCATCCGTCCGGGGGATTTAATGGATCAAATCTCTCTGGATTAACCAATGGAGTAGCCGGGTTGTGATAATACTCAATATACCTGCGTGTAATTTCTTCCCTTGCTTCCAGATCAACATATTCGTGAGCCAGTCGTCCTTCGATAACAGGATCAAACCCGTTAAACCACATCCAAGGCCAGGCCCAATGAGTAAAGAACTTTTTAATCATTGTCTATCTCTGGCTTATAAAATAATCGAGCAAGCGGTACCGCACTTACTGTACTAATTAAACTCATAATCACTACGGCAGCAAACATATTAACACTAATAACGTTGGCTGTCAACAGCATAGTAACCAAGAAGATTTCCATCAGTCCTTTGTTTTGTAGCAAAGCAGTTTTAAAACAAACAACTCTGAGTCCTTGGTCCTTATAAGCTAACCAAACACCGACAAACTTAGTTCCAACAGCAATAATATACATAGCAATGGCACCTAGTAGAATAGTTTCAAAATCTAAAGTCCAACTAGTCTTTAAACCAGACCAGATAAAGAACACAGGCATTAACCAAACCATTTGCTGTTCAGCCATTCCTTCATTCCATTTAATAGTATGTCGTGGAGTAATCATACCTGCTAAGAACGCACCTAATACATAGTGTAATCCAGCCCATTGACTAAATGCCGCCATAGTCAATACCATAGCAACTGTTAAATTAGCATACGATTTTTCGCCAGCAAGTTCTAAAATCTTTGGCCAGATAAAATATAGTATTATTAATACAGCAAAAAAAATACTTGAATAGATAGCATACTTGCCCATACTAACAATAACAGCTACAGTTACCCATAGGACTAAATCGTCAAAGGTAACTAGTGCCAGTAGCTTACGACCCATGTTACTAGGCCACATGCCAATTTCTTTACAAGCAATTACCAGCATCGGCATAGCTGTAATACAAGTTGCTACGCCCATGCCCCAAACATATTGCCAGAATGGTCGTTCTGTAGTATGCCAAACAGGATTATCAAAAAACAATAAGAAACTACAGCCTGCTAATAAGATAGGAACAATAATAACTTGGAATGATTGTGTCCAGATACTATTACCTTCTTGTGCTATAACTTCTTTAGGTTTAAGTTCGATACCGGCAATAAAGGCAAAGATTGTAATTGCTAAAATTTGAATAGCATCTAAACCTGTCTTGATCGGCGCAGTAAAAACTGTGCTAAATAGTTCCGGATAAAACTGCCCTAGCGCACTAGGCCCAAGGCAAAGGCCAAAGGCAATTTGCGCCATTGGCAATGGAATCCACTTTTCCATTCGTGTAATTTTTAATACTAGCCACGGTACAAAGACCATGGCCGCAATAATAAACAATAAATTACCCATCGATTCTACCCTTAATTTTTAGTAAATTTCTAACTGCCGTTTCCATTACTTGCTCTGTGCTGGAATAATAAATTCGTAAGTAGCAAGACCAGAATTAACTGTAATTTTGGCAGCACCATCATCACTAATTTTCATAGTTTTATCACCATATAAATCTAAAATACTGATAATAGTTTTTACTGGCCAACTCCATACACGTTTTAGTTGCCCATTTACATCCGGCTGAAATACAAAATTGCCTGAGTGAGTCGAATGATCACCAAAGAAAAACTTTAAATCACCATCTTCAGTTTTAGCTTGAAAATTATTTTCTTCAGCATTAGCCGTTGCCTGCATTTTCAATCTTTGAATAGCAGCCGCAGTCGGCGAAAATTCAATATTCCAATTCGCTCCTTTAAACTTAACAGTTTTAAGTTTCTCAGTAATAACTTCACTAGCCATAAATCTATAACTGTTTTTAAAATCGCCTGTCTTGTTTTCGAAGTTAAGTTGATCAGGTTCACCAGTTGATCTATTTGTAATTGTTAATTTGGCATTTTCTTTGTACTCTCCTAAATTCAACAGAATTTTAAGTTTAGCCAAATTAGGCATACCAAACGTACCAATGAAGTCTGCTACTGGGGTAGTATATTTTCCTTCAAGTACAACTGATTTATCTTCAGCTACTCCATTGATAGTTGTTTCTTTATCATTGCCACTAATTTTAACTAGGTCAATACAGCCTAGGTCAAAAGTATGACTAACTAAGTCTAAAAGATGATCACGCATTTAAATTTCCTTTAAGTAATATTATTAGTATAACAGATATATTTAGAGTCTACAATTATTTTGGCACTATTTTTGCTAAAATTTGTCCTGCTTTTATTGAAGCTAACTCTCCCGGTTTTTTTAATTCCAACCATGTTCCTGGTTCGGGATCAAAATGTTTTGTGTAGATAATTTCATAGCCAATGTCCTTGGCTTTTTGTGTTATTACGCTATCCAGTGTGTAACAACTTTTACCTAACTCTACAAGTTCTACTCCTGAAGCAATTTCACAATTATTAAAAGTTAATCCAATAACTCCACCAGGTCGTAATTTTGTATAAATTTCTTCTAAGTATTTTACAATTAACTCGGTTGGTCTTTTATTAAAAAAATTATAAACAAAGCAAAATCCAAATTGATTATCAGGCAGTTCCTTTAATATGTTTGATGTTTGATCACGATCACCTATAATATATTCTCTTAATCTTCTTTGATACAATTCGTTGAAACGCTGTTTGCCTGTTATCAAAAATTCTTTTTTAACATCTATCAAATATAAGGGATCAAACCCAATCATATCTTGTATATAATCTTCGTGCCCTGGTCTAATAATCATAGCTGGATATTTCCAACTTACATACTTCATTATTAAATTATTAAATTCAGAACGATTGGATATAAGAGCAGTAGTTGAATATGCTACTAACTCGTTCATAGTTTTCATATCGTATTCTTTTAAGTACACATTGGTATCTTTAATTTTATCTTCTATCAATAGTGACAATAAATTTTTGATTTGCTTTATTTTATTTTCAAAGTTGTCAAAGGAGTTACTAATATTTTTGTATTGTTCTGTGATTTCATTATTAAAATCATCTATGAATAATTCTGTACTATCTAAATCTTCTATTATCTTATTGAATTCATACTCAACTAAACCTTTTGTAGGTGAGATATCGATAGCAGACAATAAATTTTTATAGGCAACTAATTTACTAATTTTCATTTTAAAACTCAAATAATGATTGGAACGTATTTTCAGTATTGGTAGCTGATGCTATATCCCACTCTAGTACACTTAATAAATTATCAATTTTTTGATCTACGATAGTAGCTTCCATTAAACTATTATCAAATGGTAAATCTTTAAACCACTGTGGTAAGTGTTGCTCGTCAGTCGGATAACCAATACTAGTCCAACCCAGCGGGTTAGATTTTAATTTACACACAATGGTTTTCATACCGTCTACGATCTGCATTGAATAGTTATCATGATTCATACGTCGAAGATTATTCCAATTGAGGGCCGCACGAACATGTCCGGGCATGTTTGTTTTTCCTTCTTGTTCTTCTTTAGCACCGTACTTGGTTAAATTATTAACACGCTTAGGAGTGCCTTTTTCCCAAGCTGGCCTTTCGGCAAACGCATATTTAAATTCTCGGATACGCTCTATAATTTCTTCTTTTGTTGTGCCAGTCAATACTTTTTCAAGTATTTCATACAGGAAGTCTTGAATTACTTTAGGCGTATCGCTACGCTTTAAATCAAGGCCCATAGCTTTAATTTTTCCATTTGATCCATTGACATCTAAACGTTTATTTTCTAAATCATAGATTAATACAGCATATCGTTTTTTAGTAATAAACAAACTATTGGATGCAACAAGTTCACGTCCAGCTTTAATTAACTCTCCAGCTTCTCTTGGACAATGAAATGCCTGTTCCATAAATGCCGGAAAACTATCATTAACTTGATCGGCAATTGAATCATATAGTTGAATACAAATTTCTTTGCTCCACTCCATGTTGCCTTTGGCTACTTCATCTTTAATAGCAGGCCAGGCTGTAAAATAACAGGAGTCAGTATCACCGTAGATAATAGCATCACCTAAGTGATCTTTTACACCAAATACACATTCATTTATATAGCCTGCCATATGTTTAGCAATACTACGACCTGTTAGTGTTGTAGACTGACCAATACGCTTGTCCGCAAATCTACAATGCGGATTAAGAATTGCCCCGTATAGGCTATTCAAGTTAATTTTTTTAACCAATTGTCGTTTGTCCCAAAATGCTATTTCTTTAGGATCTGTGGCTTCTTTCTTTTTAGCTTGTAGTTCTTTTCTTTCAGAGTACCAACGTTCAAGCAATCCTGGCACAACTCCTTTACGCTCATATGTAACAATAGTGCCGTTGGCAGTTAACATCCATGGCTGATTACTATTAAAAATCATATCCCATATTTCGGCCGCAGAATGTATAGATTTATCGCCATCTTGCCAATCAATAGTAATTTCAGTTCCTCGTTGTTGTTCCATTACTGCGGTATATTCTAAACTGGCAAATACACCTTCCCAAGCCGCCGCGAATGTTTTTTTGTGTTCAGTCACTTGCTCATCAATATAATGATTAGTCATAATTGGCCGAAGTTGCCCTACTACTGTTTCCATTCCCATATTAAGCGCACGAATGGCACTAGGGTACAAACTATTAATATCTACGGCACCAATCCATTCATGCATACCTTTTTTAGGATATGCAACATAAGCACCGGCCGCGGCAGTTTCATCATCAGTTAAACGTTGTTGCCTATTAGGGACAACTAGTCCACGCTCGTGCGCCTCATTAATAATGGCTTGCTCTGTCACTGCTACCGCTCCCATAGTAGTCGGCAACAACACAGTATTGGCGTGAGCTAGTTCATTTGCTAGATCTAGGAAACGTAGTTTTTTGTCTAATTTGTCGATGATTAATGTATCTTGTCGATTATATTCTATAAACTTTTTAAAGTTTTGATTATATAATTGATCTAATGTACCTTCATATTGAGTTTTATGTTCATTCAACTCATATTCGGCAATAGCATCTAGACTATAGCTATGTCTTTCTTCATATGTATATTTTCGATAAAGTTGCATATAATCCATATGAACACGTCCAACAATATCATAGGTAAAACTAGTAGCACCAAATCTTTCAAACTCTCTACTTTTAGGATATTGTCCCCACAGACAAAAACGCCTAGTATCATCTTTACTTAATATTTTTGTAATACGATTAATAGTATACGGTATATCATATCCTTCTGAATTCCACCCAGATAATATGTCGGCATCATCTATTAAATCTAAGAAAGTTTTGAGCATATCTTCTTCGCGCTCAAAAACAATACAATTTTCAAAATCAGCGGCAACTTCTTGCGCTGTTTCCATACTCATGTGCTTTGGCGGTATTGCTAATGTAACCAGTTGATTGAGCCATTGCAGATATACTGAGATAGCAGTGATGCCATTGAATGGATCTGTTGTGGGAGAAAATCCTTTTTCTTTATGAAAGTCTACTTCAATATCAAAAAATGCTGTGTGTAGTTCGGGGGCATCTTTATTTTTATAGTTTTCCTCGAGACAACGAACAATGGGATTTATATCTGATTCGTATAATTGTTTTCCAGAGTGAACACGTACTTCCTTACGAAATTCTTTGTTATTGCGTGTAGAAAACCTAGAAACAGGTGTATTATATATTGATCTAAATTTTCCTCTGATATCGTCGTAATAAAAAATATATTCAGCCGGATATTCTTTATAAACTCTTTGTCCATTGATACGTTCTACAACGTGTATTCTATCATGTTCTCTATCATAGAGAGCGTCTATATAACTCATTTGATCCTTTTATGTGAATTATGGGTCACTTCCCTTACTTCATGTTCGTTTAGTGAACGACTCTTTATAATGATAACTTACCTAAATTTTTTCCAATAGTACCTTTAACAAATGTATTAAAAGAAAGGCTTATCCTAAGATTATCACCAATTTTGTTGTTAACTTTATGAATTAAAGTTGACGGAAATAAAAATAGCATGCCAGTGTCAACCCTAAAACTAACAGACTCGGTATTAAAATCATTGTCTTGATTGGACTCTATTTTTATAATAGGAAAATCAGTATATTTAAAAAAAGTAATAGTATCAACATTTATATCGGCATTAATATAAAATACCCCAGAAATTATACTATTAGAATGATGATGCATGTGATGATACTCATCTTTATTTGTATAATTTAACCAAGACTGCGTCACATATAGCTCTGTGCCTTGTTGATAACCTGCTATTTTTACTGAATAGTTTTTAATAGCGATTTCTATTTCTTTTTTTATGTTAGACATTTCAATGTTGTCTAATACATATTCATCTTCGCTTCTCCAATTTCCTTCATTTTTTAAAATTTTAGTTCTATTTTTTTCTATAAATGCTGTTTCAACTTCAGATAATGGTCTATCTATAACCGACCTATATAACGGAGTCGGAAATAAAGAAAACGTGTATGGATCTTTTATATATGACATAATTATAGTTCTAATTTACTTAGCCCTTTACCAATATTACCTTTTATAAAAGTATTAAAGGAAATACTTTCTCTATATATGCTACTCACAGTCGTCGAAACTTCGTGGTATAATGTTGAAGGAAATAATAATAAAAGTTTATTTTTTACATTAATTGTCCAAGATGTCGAATTAAATCGATTAAATGATATTGGTTCGGGAAGTATTTCATTAATGCCTGCCGGGTTATGAAAAATTATTTCATCTGTCTTTTCATCAACATTAACATAAAATACTCCGGAGATTATACTATTTGGATGTTTGTGATGATGATGATGCCCCCCAGGAGCGGTAATATTTAACCAAGATTGTGTGATGTACAATTCGTTGTTTTTGGGCCATTGGTAAATATCATGTACATAGTTATTAACTAACTCTGTAAATTCAGATTTAAGATTTCTCATTGCTAAATTATCTAACAAATGATCATCGACAGATAGATAATTTCCAATATTTTTTTTTAATTTATTTTCATTTCGCAATGAACTTAAAAAACTTTCTTCTTCGGTGATGAATTCTCGGTCAAGAATTCCTTGAAATATCGGAGTCGAAAATATTGGCTCTATAATTAAATCTTTCATATAACTATTTAAAGTGTTTTGCCCACAGTTGTTAAAATTTGTTCTAACAGCTCGTTATCTTGCTGATAACGACCAAACTCTGCTTTGTGCGCCAACTTAATAGCTTTTTTTAATACACTTGGTTTTAAATTAAGTTCTTCGGCTATTGCTTTAACCGCTTCATTTAAGCCTTCAGTCAAAGTTTCAATTTCCATCGTAACCTGCATACCTTCGTTGATAATTTGATGAAGTTTGCTTGTTTGTGCTGTATCAAAAGTATTTGTCATTTTTATATTCCTATTAAAATCTTATTGTACATGAAATAATCAATAATGTCAATCATGAATGGTAAAGCTCACTTTAAGAATTCCGGTAGCGAATCGTTCATCTAAGGCAGCAGCCGCCTACACCTCGGTAACTAGTACCGGTCCTAAGGGTGTCTATTCAAAGCTAAACAAAGTGTTGATTGGATCTGATGATTCCGTAGGTAACAAATTGCTTCCTTTATTTCTATAATAAGTTTCGTTATAACTATGTAATATTTCTACAGAGTCAATGACAGGTATTTTCAGCATCTTATAAATTTCATCTGTACAGAAAGATGCTTGACTTTTAGTAAAATCTTCGTGTTTAACTAATCCGGTAATTTCTAATTCTTTATAAAAATTATTTTTTGGTATAGTATTGATTTTAGTATGCTCAGTTAATTTCACTAATTGTTTACGAATATTTTGATCACGTTCAGTTAGTGACTTCTGAGTAGCTTCGCTAACTCCCAACCCATACACTTGTTTGAGTACTTCGGCCACTTCTGATTCTTCTACAATCAACGCATAGTCTTTGTGAGCTACACTCCACTCATTTTTACTGAGCAAAACTGTTGGGCAAGTATGAGCAGTTTCTAAGACACCTAACCCAAATGTTTCGCTGATTGCGGGGTGATAAGCAGCCGCTAGACTTTGTATTATATTTGTTTTTTCCTGGGCTGTAACTCCAACGTATATTTTATAATCTATTTTTTCTTCTTTAAATCTTTGCTCAAACTTTTTGGCACTTGTATCAGATGGAACTAGTACAACCCCTGGTAAATTAGTAGCTTTTAATGCCGCAATATAAGCTTCTGGATTTTTCCTTGGTTCCCAAGGGCCAATAAATCCTACTCCCCACCGCTTTTCGGGTAGTGTTGCGAAGTCAAGTAATTCTGGTTCCGGCACTAATGGATTAACAACTAAACATTCATCAACTTTATTCAAGTATTGTGCTTGAGCATTCTTTTGTACCCAATTACTTTGACAAGCAAGTAATACATCTGGTAAACTACACAGTGCTCGATATTGATCCGTTACGCCTGGGGAAAATATATCATGTTTGACAGGCAAGCCTGCTTCAGACTCATGATGAGTTGGATGAAGTACTGTACAATATTTGTGCACGCCAATGCTGGTAACCGCATCTAAGGCTTCACCGACATTGGTAATGATTAAATCATACGTGTGTTTACGCAATGCTTCTATTAACGCATTTCTAAAGTTGAGACTCAGTGTAGTATCAAATGGTTTAGAAAAACTACTAAGTTCTTTATAAATTCTATCGTCAATATAAGTTGCAGGTTGAATCCATTGTACACGATTTCGATATTGATCAAATAATCCGTTATCTCTTACGGCAGCATCTGATATAATATCAATATGATAACCTTCCCTTAATGCCCAATCAATGATGCTTTTAGCGTAGGCACCGACCCCACGATATACAAAATTGTTTTTGGCAACTAGCATGCCAATTCTTTTAGTTACTTTTAATGTTGTCATGCGCTATTGTAACTTATTTCACGAAACACAGCAAGTTCGTTTGGTAATTAATTTTAATATGCCCAACTTACAAAACTATGTCTTGTGCCTTTGATAACGGTTTCTACTTTATGCGGGTATAAAAAGTTTGATGGAAAAATCATTAAGTCTCCAGTTTTTAAAGTAATTACTTCATCTGTAAACATTATAAAATTGCCGCCTTCATAGTCTTCATTCAGTATACCGACTATACTTAAAATTGGAACACCACACGGATCACCTGGAAACAACGAGCTAATATGATCGCAATGTTCTCTCATCAATGTATTTTCATCATATCGATTATATCTGATCGGGAAATAACCTTTCCAAGTATAATACCAAGGAAAGTTTAACTCACTTATGTATTTTTGTAATCCGTCCCAAATATCTTTCATAATTTTATCAGAATTTGGTATACGATCACGGCTGACACTTAATTCATTTTCTAGACTTGTGGCCGTTTTAAAGTAAGATTGATAATATTGGTGGGCTACGAATTCAGCATTTTTTAATTGTTCTATAGTTTCTTTACAAAATTCTTGATCAAAGAAATTGTTATACACTTTAACATAGTCAGAAAGATTTTTATTCATAGAATAATATATATGCTTGTTAATGAAAACAATTTTTTATTTATACAGGACTATATGGATTCCTTGGACGATCATATCCGTCATCTTCCGGAATCACTGGATATTCGTTATTCATATAATTTTATACTTAATTTTTATGTTTAGACCAGTTATAGTCTACATTCACTACAACTTTGTTTTGTTTTGCATAATACTTATACGGGTCAAAGTTATCGAACGTAACTTTTACTCGTTTAGAACTATCGTCATCAAAATAAACGGTCCAAACATAATATTCACCTGGTTGTAAATCTTCGTTTTGATTTTCTTCATCAAGTCCACCGTAGTATGTTTGGTGCCATGCTACTGGGCTATGATCGTTTCTGAATTCAAGAACTTTTTTTTTATACTCTTGACGAGCACTTTCATAAATTTCTGGATCAGTGGCAAAGTTTTTAAATTTATCACCTTGATTAGTTGCCCATGTGACAAAATTTTCAGTAACTGGAATTAAATCTTTTTTATGTTTAACATCGCCTTGTTTTTCGGCACGTTTTTTATCTTTATGTTGCCCGGCTTTACCGGCCATAGCAGAATTTTTAGCTACAAAATTACGTGCTTTTGGTATTGATGAACTTACTACACTCAGCGAACGGGATTCTTCAATACTTTCTTCACATCCGCCAACTCCTTGTCCAGGTTTTGGGGGACCAGAATCTGTACCTTTCCAATAGCCTTTAAATATAGGACCATTAGGATGATGGGCGGCTGCGGCCATACTGTCTTCATCTGTTTCGGTTTTAACAACAAATGAATACGAAGTCATTCCAGAATTAGGATCTATATATCTTTGCCTAAAAACCTTACCCCCGTGTTGTCTAGCATAAACAAATGCTTCTTCTTTAGTATCAAATCTATTAGCAGGAGGTTTAATCATTGGACTTGCTTCTTCGCCAGTCATGATATGTTGTTCTTTGATCTTCAACTTATCTGCAGGATCACTGCCACCAAACATACTGCCAAATGCTGTACGGGCTTGTTGTTGACTTTGAGCCCGTTGCTCGCGTTTATCTACTGTAGCTTGTTTTTTAGCACCTTTTGATATGTTTTTCATCATATTGTCAAAAGATTTATCGCCCGTCACCTCTGCCATGCTTTGTTTGGTACAAATATCGTAATACTCTTGTGCTAATTTTTTGGATGTAAATCTTCTTTTTTCACCAGTATCGCTGGTTACTATCCATTCAACATGGTCATTTGTTCTTCCTGCTGGATTAGTGGTTCTTTCAATCTTCGGAGTAGTCTTCACTACTGGTCTAACATATTTTTTAAATTTGTCTAGTTCGCCTTCCACCACATCTTGCTGAAAGTCACCCATTGGGAAAGTTAAAAATTGTTTCCCCCTGCGTAAAATAATATTTGGATCATCTTCATCAATTGAAATTCCCATTGATGCTAATGTTTTTTCAGCTTTTGCATGTTGTTGCTCATTACCTAACCACCACATCTTAACCAATCTGTGTAATAACTCATATTCGTCATCGTCTCCGCCATTGGATGGTTCGACTGCAAATTCGTTTAGTGAGCCTTCCGCCACACCTTGCTCTTTACGCTTTTTCTCGTAATCAGTTTGCTTAGGCGTGCGTTTAGCAGGAGCTTTAGTTCCTGCAATTCGTTCTTCTTCGTCCTTGCGGCGCTTGAAGTAATCATTAGAAGTACCTTCCGCCACACCTTGCTTTGCTACTAACTCTTTCCAATCAACTGGATTATCATTGATATATAACTGGAATGTATGACGTGGATTATTGCGTTGATATCCTTTGATATCACTTAACATATTTTCTAAATTATAGTGTGTATTATCTTTATGATAGATGCCTTGTAATTTGCCATCTCTGTCTATCATGTCAACGCGATATTGTTCGTATTCTTTATTTTCTTTAGTAATACCATGTTCTGTATTTGCTTTTTTACGCCAAGCAATATAACTACCCATGCCATTGACCCCGCCACCATGTTCAGAAAGTCCTTGCTTCAGTTGATTTTCAATAGAATTTATGTTTTGTGCTATACTATGATGTTTGGTATAAACACTATGGTCATCACTATATTGATAGTATGGATCAAATTGTGCTTTTAATTTTTCTAATTCTGCTTCTAATTTAGCACGTTCTTCATTGCCAATTGATTTTATTTTAGGAGCGTTAGCATTATCGCGAGCACGTTGTGCCAACATAGCATCACGTCGTGCTATTTCTTCTTCTCGACTACCGCGTAATCTAGCATTAGGATTTACTTTTTTAGCAATGGCCAACATGTCATCTGCTAAACTTTCTTCAACATTTTGAATACTTTGATCTTTATGTTTTTTAATATCATTGGCAAACTGTTTGTTAGTTGCTTTTATAATACCACTAAAACGTTTATCACCGCGTCTGTAGTTTCCAGCTTTATCTGCAGTAGTAGCATCTGCCCCGGCTGCTTTTTTATATTGTGATAGCTTATCATTACTAAGTTCTTTTAATTCTTCAACATCTTGTGACGACAATGGTTTCAAACTTCTCATGGTAGCATGACCGTTTTTAACTGGCCCGCCATGCATTGAGTCTCTTTCTTCACCGTTACTGTTATACCATTTGCCATCAGTGCCTTGCTTTAATGGTTCTTTAGTTTGATAATCTGTGGGTGCTAACTGTCCACTACCTCTTGGTTCGGGAGTTGTTGATTGTTGTTTGCCGTTTGCTCGTGCTTGTAATTCTGCTTTAGCATCATCGATACTAACCAGTGGTCTGCCTGCCTTGCCATCTACAACTGATTGTAGATAAGGTGTACCGTAAAAACTTAAATCATTGCCGGCTCGTTGTGATGAAGGTTGAGTTTGTACTAACTGATTAAGTCTGTCTTGTTTTGCCGCTATATCTGGATCACCTATACTCCACCCGCCTGCGTGTGCGCCCAACGCGGCTGCTCCTAATGCAGCACCAGCTATGCCTTTTTTAATATTATCTTTCCAACCTTCGTCTAAGACATACGTATTATACAAATCCTTTAATTCTTCGTCACTACCAAATTCTAAATGAGAAACGTCCCATCCAGTAGCTTGATTTATAGCATGTATTAGATGAGTTCTATCTTCAGGTGCTTCTTCGTATACTGGTTCACCATAACGATTTAAATGTTTTGCTGTTCTTACTACTTCGGCTCTAGCTTGATGCCTTAACTGTGCATCTGTATATTCTTTAACTTGGTTTAAATCACGTGCCCTCCAACGATTTTCTTCTTCCTCGCTGTCAGCGTATTCGTTAAAACTTACATCGCTACTATGAAAACTATGTTTACCGTGATTATACAAGTGAACAATAACAAATTTATTATCCGTGCCAAAGCCTACAATTTCGCCAGTGGTTCCGTTGTATTCTACATTGCCTGTAATAATGACAGGATCGCCAATATGTAATCCTTCGGCATTTTCAAATAAGTTAAATAGTTTCATTTTTCTTCCAAATAATCAGCGCATTCTGCTTGTTCTTGTTTTGCTCTGCGGTGCGCTTTAAACATTTCTAAAGCCATTTCAGCTTCTTCTAATGAACCAAAACGTGTAGGTAGTTCTCTTCCATTTCTACGAATACAAAAACCATTATGTTCATCCCCGTGTATCTCAGCTAGTAATGTTCCGCCGCCAGCTCCGCCAGCTCCGCCTAAGGCTGTGTCACCCATTTCATCTAAACTAACTGTTTTGACCGGAGCAGATTCTGCATAAGTTGGGTCAGTTAGACCGGCAGGGGCTTCTCCAGTGGCGGGTGTTTGATTTGGATCTTCTTCTAAGTCTACTGAGTGTATTTCTTTTTTCTTTTGAAGAGTCAGATCTTTTAATTCTTTTTTCTTAATATCTAAATCTTGTTTCTTCTTGGTAAGTAAATCTTTATCTTGTTTAATTTCGTCTTCTAGACTTTTTAAATAATCTGTAAAGGATGCCTTAACTTTGTTCAACACATCTTCTTCAACTTTATCTTCGGCAAATTCTACCCCGCCTACCATTGGGGTAAAATCTTCGTCGGCTTTTTCTAAATTTTTAAATAAAGCAGGTATTGGTTTTTTAGTCGGAGCAGATTCTTTACTATTTTTAGTAGCAATGCGCCCTTCTACAATAGCAAGTCGTTCTACAATTGAATATATTTCGTCTCTCATTTTACTCTCTAGCTTCCTTCAAAAAACTTTGTAACATCCACGCAAACTTATTAGTTGCCGTTAATCTTTCGGCAATAAAGTTAGCAATGTCTTGTTTATTTTCTGCTGTCGCGGCTGCAAAGCATTCATTAAGAAGGTTGACCATAATATCACTGTCGCTTAATAATTCTTCAATCATTAGTCTTGCTCGAGGTATTTTTGTTTGATCTTGTATTCTTGTTAGTTCTTGATAACGTGATAAGCTGGCAGGAGCATATTCATCTAATGTACGAATATATTCTGCTATTGTATCTACTGCTTCATAAGCATCTTCGTATACTTTTTGTAGGAATTTATGATATTGATAAAAATCTTTTCCCTCTACATTCCAATGAAACCCGTGAGCTTTTAAATAATAAGCGAAATCGCTGGCAAGTAAAATTTTTAATAAATCTGTTAACATTATTTTTTCCGTTTATATTTTTTGTATTCCGCAGGCGTATTTGGCGTGGGATCATTAGTGTATTTAGCCGAAAACATTGAACCGGGGATTCTTCGTTGAATTGTCCCTATTGCCATTGGTACTGTGGCTATACTACCACTAACTGTAGATACTGTTCCAGTGTCTTCTTTTAACCCAACAATTTCAAATAGTTTCATTCTAATATCCTAAAATGTGTGTTATCAATGATTTCAGCTGTACCTTCTATAACTGATAATTTTCCTGGTACAAATGGGATAGAATAGGACGTTTTTTTAATAATAACAGGTTCATAGGTAATAGTATATTCACCTGCTTCAGCTTCTATTAACAAATTTTCTTCTAAATTACTATTTTCCCAAATCCAAGTTCTTTCAGAGAAAAGCTCATCGTTAACATATAATCGATAAACGTTACTAGGTAGCTGTCCAGAATTTATAGATGAATCTAAATTCTTATAATCACTGATAACAATACTGGTTAAATGCACAAAGTGTTTCATGCTGTATTTAGTATATTACAGTATTGTAAATTACTTTACTTTATTGAATTTATTTTTTGCTTGATAATATCAACTACTTGATCGTTTAGAACTACTTCATAGTGATTGTAATTGACTTCTATTAATTCCATACCATTTTGATGATGTTTTTGACTATTCACAGTTACAACACCATCGTTGTCTCCCATAATCCAGGCAGCGCCACCTTTGGTAGTTACTATGTTCGCCCAGGGATGATATATTTCTATACTATCAGCTTGCATCATGGGCCAGCTATTTGGACCAATATCTTTTAATAATCTACTAAAAGGCAAAAAATATTTGGCAAAATCTGCTGTTTCTGCCCCGCCGTAAGGAGTGCTTAAAGTAATAGCGCCTAATACTTGATCAGATATTAAATTAGATAAATGTAGAGCGTAAATACCGCCCAAACTATGTGCTATAAAAAATATTTGATTAATATCTTTTAGTTCTTCTAACATAACTTTAAGATTATGATCAAAGCCATTGGCACTATTATAATTTAAAACTAAATCATCGCCAATAATGTGTTCTCGAATATAATTAAAACTTTCCCCAGTGGCACTGGCTCCATGAATATAAACTAATTTCACTTATTACGACCCCTACGCATATTTGCTTGCCAATGAGCTAATTGTCCTTTGCGCCCACCTTCGTGACTTATTTTGTCTAATTGAGCTAGGGTAGCGTGTTTAGGAATACCGTGACGTTGACTGTCTCCTGGGCGACCGGGACCCTTGCCGTCAGCAAAGTTTTCCGCCACACCTTGCTTAACAAATTGAACATTTAATTTGGCATTAGCCCAGAGTGGATTCTTAGGATCCATTCTTTGTTGTAGTAACCATATAGCAGACACTCTATGTGCGCCATCTTCAAACTTACCGTTCAATACTAATATCGGGGGTAATTGTGACAAAGACTCTGGATGTTTTTTGAAATACTCGGCATACTCTATTGCTTTTTCAGTTACATTCCAACTGTGGTAATCTTTAGCGTCCCAATCATCAACTACATTGTTATAGTAAGGCACACCGGGTATAGATGATATAATCTGGCCTACAGTCATTTTGCGAGTTGTTATCTTTGCGTCAGGTCCAAATTGTTTAGGAGCGCCAGAACTTTCTCCTGGCTGTGGTACGCCTTCCGCCACACCTTGCTTTATCCTACTTAATTCGTATATAACTAAATCGCCATTGTCTGCTCTAAATGCTCTATAGCCCCATGCTTTAGCATAACGCTGAACTAGTTTGTCGTATAACTTAGCACGACTTTCACTATTTTGTCCTTGTTCAACTTGCTTTGAAGCTGAGAAGGACAATCTTGCAGGTTTGTATTTTTTGATGTATTTTTGTATAGCATCTAGTACTGTAGCAAAAATCCTTTGAGCATCACCTTCACCTGTGACATCTTGGCTGTTGTTTCTATAAAACTCAACTTGTACGACTTCTTCACCTTCGTCACCTTGTTGATTGTTGAACATGATGCTTAAATTTGTTCCGTCGGGTAATTTGGCCAACATGTCAACGTCGCCGTAATCGCTTTTTTCCCATTTGCCTTTATAGGGTTGGTCGAATGCTTCCGTCACACCTTTAGGCGACCATGACAAATTTTTAGCACCTTTGACTGTGGGTTGAAAGCCTTGCGCTTTATAAAATTTCATTAGTTTAGGTTGACTAACTTGTCCGTGCTGCCAAGGAAATAGTGTGAGTCCAATGCCATCTTCTCTGGCCATATCTTGTAAAACTCGCATGGCACGACTGCCAACTCCGTGTCGTAATGGATATGCTTGAAACCATTTAACTTCGACGGCATTTTTTTTACTCATGCTGGGCGTTAACTCAAACATAGCAAACTGTTGATTATCGCCTTCTCCGCCCATAGGCATCACGTGATTGTTTTGCCATGTTTGTGGAAATTTGTCGTATACCTTTTTAATCCATTCCTTTGCTTTAGCATAGTTATCTATTTTAATTGGAGCGTCTTCTTCTAAACCAGCTAGACCAACTCCTATGCCAATACCGGCACTTGCCAAAGTATATTTGGCAGTATCAATCCAACTTTTTCCATTAATTCTTGATACTACAGTTGGTATAACTGTGTTTAATATAGCCTGTAACATTAAATTAGTTTGAGAAGGGTTTAGCCCCATTCGTTGTGCGGAACTTAGTACTCCGCCCGCTAATACCGCTCCAACCGTAGTAACGATGCCTCCTTGTATATAAGGATTATCTTTACCTTTTTTAAAAATATCAATTAACTTTGGTTTTAATTTAGGATCAGCTTGTTTTAATAGTTGGTTGGCTTTTTCTACATAGTTATCTATAGGTTGTTTTTTAATATCGCCAACATCTCTATGGTAAAAGTCTATAACAGCACTGCCTATCTTTTTTGTAGTATCAACAGACTCTTTGATATCTTCATTTAAGGGAGCGAGTTCTTTTTCTCCCTGTGGGGTCAAAAACCAAAAACCGTCTCCTGGTGTAACAATTAATCCGGCATTTTCTAAACTATCATATACATTTTGTTGAGCATCAGTTATGCCACGTATGTCTTGTTGAAAATCTAATCGATGACTATTGGCAACATCTATTGCTTTTAATAATAATAATTTGCCATACCCTTGCCCAAGAAAACGACTTTCAACTTCAACTTCGTTGTTAACATCATCTGTTTCAGAGCTACGTACAAAATTAAAATGCCCAACATGTTTGCCGTGTACTGATAGTGTAATTTGAAAACTGGTTTTAAAGTTATCAGGAGTATGTACATCAAACTTAATTGTATTTTCATTTTCAATTATAAATTCAGTTGCTCTCATTTTCCAGCTTGCGCTAACGCCGCTCCATTATTAAAACTTTGACTCCAGGAATTAGCAGGAGTATTACCTCTTTGTTTAGACCAATTATAGCCAGCTCGATGTCCACTGCAATCTTTAGTACAAGGTGATCCTAAAAATGATAATTCATCTATCTTTTCAAGATATGGTTTAACCCATGAAAATTTAGTTTTAGCCGGTATCCATTTAATACCTAAACCTTTATTACCTTTTTCGGGATCAGTATCAATTAACAACCAATCTTTTTCATTGCTGAAAGGTACTGAATGTTGTTTGCGAAGTATTCGAACAATTTTACCACTAGATTCTATCTTCCCCATCATAGCAGTATTATCGTCATCTTCGTGTAAATGATTTGGTAAAAATGTATCGGCAAATTGTTTACAAAGATTTTTTATTTTTGAGTTTTTACTAAAAACTTCTCGATAATGATTATGATTATTTTCTTGACTAGGATCACTGTATCCGCAATAAACTTCGTTGATGCCTGACTGATTAATAAGATCAGTACAACTATTCCCAGCACGTTTTTCAGCAGTTTCGTCATCTACTTCATTACAAGGACTTAGTGTAGTTACAATTATACTACCTTTAGGAATTTTCCCGTACTCATTTAGATAATTTTCTATAGCGACTCTTTCAGCATGAACCCATTTACCATTTTTATTTGTACTAGAACCAAACGTTTGATTACCGTTAGGATCTAATACACAGGCACCTACCATACCATATTTTTTTGGATTAGTTTTTAACCCTTGTAATACGTAGTCACATAGTTCTACCAAATAACGATCAAGATCATTAAATTTTTGTGAATTAAATTCATTTGCTCTCATAGTTCTAATACCATAATAGGATCAGATCCTGCCTTGCCTACTTTTTCAAACCCAAAGTTTTCATACCATTTAATTAAATCAATGGTGTTGTCTTCACTCATATCCGCTACACAAATTATAGCATTTGCCCCGTGATCTGCTGCATTATCAATAGCATTAGATACTAGCTGATTTCCATAACCTTTGCCACGTTCTTCTTCATCTACATACATATTTCTAATTATTGCCACAGTTTTATATTGTTCGCTGAGAGTTTTTATTAAATCCATACTGGCACCTTGTCCTAGCAGATAATTCAATAGCTGTGGTTCTTGCGTAGACACTACATAGCCTTCTAAATTTCCACCGTCATTAGATTGATCAATATGAAATATGGGTTCATTTAAAATTTCGTTAACTCTCATTTTAGCAGTTCCATTTTCTCAATGCTTTATTAATACGACTATTTGGATCTCTCGAGGTTTTAGAGCCTGTGCGATGTTTTTTCATACCTTTCATACGAGCACAGAAACTCTTGCGACGTTTGGCGGCTTTACTGCCTGGTTTTAATTTACTAGGTTTGGTAGTCACTGCTGTTTGCAATTTACTGCCCGGATGGCTACGTCTATAACTAGCAACGCCTTTTTTGTTCAGCCCACCGTTTTTATTTTTACCTTTGCTAGTTTGCCATGCTTCGGCTTCACTTAACAAATCTTCATCATCGACTTCTTCAAGATCTTCCCAAATAACATCACTGTCTACACCGTGATGCTCGGCCCAGTATTCAATCATAGATTCGATAATGTTGAACTGTTCTTCTAGTTCTATATCCTCCGCCACACCTTCACTTAAATCATCCACAGGAAAGTGTAGATAACTGTCGCCATTTATATCACCCTGTTGCACAACAAAAACGCCGCCTTCCTCATCTTCCACTTCACCAATTTCCCAACCCATACCGGCTAATACTTGTTCAACCTGTTGTTGTGTATCATAGTCACCATTATACCACATCTTAGCGTAATTGAATAATGCATAATCATCTCCGCCGTCATCACCGGATATTGCAAATTCATTTAAGAAGCCTTCCGCCACACCTTGCTTCTTCAATGTGTCAGGATGTGCTAGACCTTTTTTGACTTTTTCTGCCTGGCTCATCTTATCAACTTGTTTGCCAAGTTTGGGATCAACATCGTGCCAAGTCTGTGGATGTGGCTTTTTATCACCTTCCGCCACACCTTGAGTTTGACCATTGCGGACAATGTAATGTGGCTTTGGTGTTAGTTTAACTAATCCAAAACTTTTTCTCAATGTTTCATTCGATCCTATCAATTTTACTGCTAAATCAAACGCCTCTTTCGGACTATTGGCATTAATTGTTCGCAACTCTTTTCCGTTAGAATTAGTTATTGAGTATTGAGTCTGTTCAGAGCCTTCCGCCACACCTTGCTGACCAATTTGACGATATTCAGTGGGCCAATCAGTCCATATATGATCATACGCATCAAACACAGTTTCAAGATAATCTCTCAACTCATCAGGAATACGCTCTTTGCTCCAGTGCTTGGGCATTTTAGAACCGTACCACATTTCCCACACATCTGGAGTCCAGTAATCTAAAGCGTCACTATCCAAATTGCCAGCTTTTTGTAATGCTGGAGCAACAGACTTAAACCCTTCTCTGTTGGCCCAAGTGGCAAAAGTTTTATGATACGGCTTGTTGTTTTTTACTGCCCATTGGTATAGATCTCGCACATCAGTTGGCGGCATTTGTGAATCAGGAATTTGTGGTTCCTTCTGCATCCTGCCCATCATAGTGTCAAATCGCTCGTCGCCTGTTGCTTCCGCCACACCTTTGTTTGGCACACAGTTGCGTACTTGTCCGCCGTTCTTACCTTTCTTGGTGCCTACCGCATGTTTGCCTGGCCAACAACGAGTATAACCATTAGC